TTTTTTCCTTTCTCCTAAGTGATAAACTTCATTACCTATAAAAAACTTATTACCAGATAGCTGGTATGTTCCTGCTTCCATTTCCTTATACCTCTTATATATATTTGCCTTCCCTTAAAGGCATGTAACAAATGTGACAAATGTGCCGAGGTTCCTTCAGTAGAACCGCGCAGTTTTATACCCTAGCCTTAATCAACCTCTTTACCCATTATAGCTATGAGCTTTGGTATACCTTCTAAAAACATTCCAAAGAATGGGTGGTATGCCATTTCAAATTCATACATTCTAAACAGGGCTGGTATTGTTTCCAGATAATTCATAAATTCTGGATTGTAAATATAATCACCATAGACAAATTCTAATTTTAAAGCTAGATCATGATCCATATCCACACTATTTTCCCCTACCTGTTTGAATTCCAAAACCTTTCCCTTATCTATCCAATCACCCTTTATAGTTCTTTTCATAGCTAGTACCCCCTATCATTATCATTTGTATTATCTGGTATCCTTATACTTATATTTTGCATTGGCGGATCCGCTACACCTGAAATTATTGTTTGCATTGGATACATACCATTGAATGTGGCTTCTTGTTTTGTAGTATAGCCCCTATTCTTACCCCTAGTAGAAAGCCAATATCGAACCGCCCATGGGTTACCCTTCTTTATATTTTCTATTAGATTAAATTCAGCAATATCAGTTATATATTCTAGGTGTTCCTGCATTTCAGATTCTAATGTTGGATTGCTTTTAAGGTATCTATAAAGTGTTTGCCTATTCACCCCCAGCACTTCACACATATACTTTTTTATTCCATGTGTGGCTTCCAGTGATCCCATTACTTTTTGTTTTGTGAGTTTTAGTTTTGCCATGTTCTATAACTTAACAAGGTTCCACCAAGCGAACCTTGAAAATCTTTACTACACCATTTAACACCTACTAAGAAGTGAATTATTAATGTTCATTATCTTTGGCTTCAGGGCTATATTTAGGCATAGCTACCGCTTTTAGTTTAAACAAGGGTACTAACACCTTTCCCTTAAACTAACTATTCACTTCCCTATGTATGATTAAATTCTAGCCACTATAACAAATGGTTAAGAGGTTATTATTTAACCAATTAAAAATGCTAACTTTCCCTGATCCGATTCACTTAACATATTCTTTAATGGGGGTGCAATATATATATCAAGATTATCAAACCCTTTAGTTACATACTTACTACAATAAGCACTAGCCCCCTGTGAAGGATCATATTTATATATTCTGGCAAAGCCATTAATAACACTATCTGTATTGGTACAGTTATTTTCCCATAGCTTCATATAATCCAGCCTTTTTAGTTTATACATTTCAGGGCTTCTAATTAAAGCATGGAAATGAACTACACCCCGCTTCTGCCTTTCCATTGCCCGAATCCAACTAATCCCTAATTTCCTTTTTCTAAACCTATTCCCATATAGGGCTTCATTTATATTGGTGATCCACCGCTTGAATCTTTTGTCGGCAGTAGTTTTATGGATTGAATCTTTGAATGTTAGGGTTGTGAACCAACTATAAGGATCATATTTCCTAATGAAGTGAAGCCATGCTTTTTGTAAATCCTGTTTTAAATATCCTGTTAGGGGTGGATTAAGCGGTGTGATTTTTTGCTTGCTTGATTCTGGTTTGTGTTGTATATTCTCTAGTAACATGGAATCAACCTTGAGGAAGCTGGTTTAGCGCTGGCTTCCTTTTTTTTTAATTATTTTTTAGACCTCTTAGATGATTTCATATATGTTTTTTCTATTGCCCTTCTTATAACATTAGACAGAGTTATATTATTAGACATTGCTATATCTTCTAACATATTGTAAGTGTAAGGACTGACCCTTACTGTTAGATTCCTTGTCTTATGTATTGACTTCATATCCAGAGCTTTTATAAATCTTTGCATATAAATTTTACCTTCCTTTACTGTACCATAATGTGCAAGACAAATCAAGTAATATAATTAAGTATCAACATATACTATAACACTATAATCATTAGCTATATAGTACTCTGTTATATAGTAAGGTATAACATATTGTTATATAGATGAGTATCACAATAACAGATTGTTATATTATGTGCTAACACCTTTAAATCATTAAATTATGTTTCGCAGTTCTTGCGACTTTCTACTGGATTGTTATCTGATCCTGTTCAAGTTTCACCTTGAAAGCCTTGCCTTTGTAATCGGCTGTAAATAGATTCTGTATATCAGTTGGATATAAAGAACTAATATATCGATACATTGGCTTGAGCTTCCTTATAAATAAAGGTGGCTTTCTATCCAGACCTTTTTTCCTTTCTCCTAAGTGATAAACTTCATTACCTATAAAAAACTTATTACCAGATAGCTGGTATGTTCCTGCTTCCATTTCCTTATACCTCTTATATATATTTGCCTTCCCTTAAAGGCATGTAACAAAT